AGCAACGTACCAAGCCCGTTCTGCTGACCCGTCTTTCGTAGCGGCCTGTTGCCGCTGGTCGATTGAGTGAAGTGCCTCGCGTTGCCAGACTTGTCTTCCCAACGCGCCACCGCACCGTCGGCAGCGACCAGCGAGCCGCCGCTGGTGGCGTCGTAAAGCGTGTCGGAGGAAGAGGCATCCAACCAAAGCTGCAACCCCGTCACGCTCGCTGGCGAGAACGGTGCCCACGTCGAAAGCGCCGTCCGCACCCAAGTGTTGTTTTGCGGCGCAAGATAGAAATAGTCGCCGTCATAAGCGATCTGCCCTGCCGTGCCGCTCGCCGTCGCGGATTCGGGCGCGCTGGACCACATGAGGCCCCCGCCGCCGACTGGCCCCACCTCAACGTAGACGTTTGTCTCCCAGCGGAAGACGCGGCCGCGGTTCTTGTCGATGTACAGAACCGACGCCGATCCCGTCGCCGGGAAGTTAGCGATGCTGTCGAACTCGCGCAACTCCGTCGCGCCTCCGGTGGGCAGCTGCGTCACCACGCCCGAGCTATTGCGGTAGTAGAGCTTGCCGTCGCCTTCATTAATGGCGATCTGGCCGCTCACCAACGAGGACGGGACGCTGCCCGCCGTTGTCGATCTCAGGATCCGGACGGTAGCCAACTAGAACGTCCCCCCATCGATATCAGAGCTAGGAGCCAGATAGTCGGTGCCTGCGACGGCAAGGGCGTACGTGGATCCATTTCCCTTCAGCAGGCCGTTCACAGCAGAGGTCAGTCCCGTGCCGCCCTGCGCCGGCGCTACGGCAGTGAACCCTGCCCCGAGCGCACCGCTCGTCAGTGTGCCCACGCTCGTCAGGCTGGAGCCGGTCACGCCCGAGCCAAGAGCCGTCGCAGACAAGACGCTTGTGCCTGCGATCCGGTAGGACTTGCCGCTGGCCAGATTGAAATGCTCGCTGCTCGTCCAGGAGGAGGTTGCGGACACCCAGAGAATGGTGTAGTCGCCCGTGCCGTGAAGAGTGATGCCGCCACCGTCCGCAGCTGCGTCGGTGGTAGACCCCTTGGCAAGCTCAATGTTCTTGTCGGCAATCGCCAGCGTTGTGGACGAGATGGTGGTTGTGGTGCCGTTGACAACCAAGTTGCCGCCGACAGTCACGTTGCCAGTGAACGATGCCCCAGCCAGCTGCGCGTACCCAGAAAGATCGACGTTGCCGCCGGCTCCAGACACCGCCGAATCGACATAGGCTATGGTGGCATAGACTCCACTGCCAGCGATGGCAATGGCCTGAGTGGCCAGGCCGCCGGCGCCGCCAGTGCCCGTGCCGTAGTACAGAATATTCGTCTGCTCGTTGTAGCCAAGCTCCGCGTTGGCGAGCGAGCTGGGAGCGCCTGCACCTCCGCCACTCGCGCGTCGTTTGATGCGAATTGTCGCCATTAGAAATTACCCCCGTCCAAAAGTTGGTTCTCCGAATAATTGCGCCACTTGCCGTCCGACCAGCGCAGCACATCCCCCGTCTTAATGTCAGTCATCTCCACATCGCTGGAGGAGGGAAGAGAGAACCGCAAGGAGTTCAGCAGGTACGGCAGTTCCCTCCATCGCGTCACCCCGTCCCCGATCTTGATCGCTCCCGAGCCAAACGCCGGATCCGAGTAGCTGAACGTGTCCAGCGACACCTCAGTGCCAGATGGCACATCCCTCTCATAGCCAATTTCGCCCGCCGCCAGAATCGGGTTGACGGCCAGCCATTCAGCGGCCGTGCCACGGCGGAACTGAACTAGCTGATAGCTCAAACGCCCCTCCCCTTGGCGCGGTAGGCGTGCTTCTCAATCACCCTCTCGCGCAGGTCGCTCGCTTTCGCACCAGGATTCTTGCGCTTGGCCTTTGCCACTTCATCCCGAACAATCGACTCGCTGATGAGCTTCCGCTTCGGATCGGCCGGACCCGGGTCGTAGTTCACGGTCCCAGACACCGCCAGCCGGCGAGCATGAGCGACCTTCAGCACCTCGTCGTTGTTGGACACCCACGCTGCGGGGTCTTGCCAGCCACGCTTATCCGCCAAGCCGCCCACGTAATACTTGCCCGAGATGTTGATGCCCGCCTTCTTGGCTTCGGCGGCCACGTACTTCGCCTGGCGCACCGGCATGTCATCTAGCTGCTGGTTGTTCATGCGGCCCTCCATGAACGCCCGGTCTGTGCCAGACGTTCCCGGGGGAGTCTGCATGGCAACCATCGCTGCCCACTTCTCGCCGTAGGGCAGGGCACGCTTGTAGCTCTCAATGGCCTCACGGCCGGCTCGTTGGACTTCAACTGGGATTTGCATCGGGCGGTCCTTGCTGGGGTGCTTCGGGGGGCGGCCCCGGCGGAGGCGGCGGGGGAGGGGGCACCATGTAGCGTGAAACGTCCACGTTCATTGCCTTGCCCCAATCCTCCAAGAGGGCGTTGAACAGTTCCGGCCTTCCCGCCTGGAGGAGGCCCTGGCTGACCGGCGCGAGGATCTGCATCGCGTTGGTGATGTTCTCAATGCGAGTGGCGTTGTTTGGCTTCTTCACGGAGCCGGCTTCAACGCGGTACGAATACTCGCGGACGATGGAATCCGGGTCTTCGTTCTGAACGTGCATCTGCCACGCCTGCGCCGCCATCGGCCCAAGGAGCGGGGCAACGTCCTGCGGTGCGATCAACCACCTCGCCAGCAAAGCCTCCTTGCGGGCGACCAGCGACAGGGCGTCCTCAAGAATCGAAGCGTAATCGTCCGGCCTGACCGAAATCTGCTCAGCCTTGACCTGCGCTTCTGCAGCCGACCTGAACTGGTTCCGGGTCATTCCATAAATGAGTTCTGTCAAACCCACTCGCCTGTCGAACAGCGCGGTGACCTCGGAGATGATCTGGTACATGTCCGATGTCACGCCCGGCATCTGGAACACCGAGATCACATCGTTCACCGACCGGCCGATGGCTTCGGAGATTTCTACGATCTTGAACCCGCCCTCGTCCTTCTCCAGGATCTTGGCCTTGAGGTCCGGGTCGGCAGACTTCGCTACGCCGATGAGAACCTGAGCGCTCGTCGCAATGCGCGTGGCCAAGAAGGACATCGCCCAGTTGATGAACCTGAGTTCCCCGATGCCGGGGCGGATGATAGAGATGGGCCAGCTGTACCCCGGCTTGCCGTGCCAGGACAGGACGGTGAACGGCCAGCCGCCCGGCTCCGCCCAGAAGGGGATCGGCCACTGAGCGGCCATGAACATCGACGGCGCCACGCCGGTTTCGTCCACCTCCTCCTGAAGCATTGCCTCTGGCATGTTCAGGGGGAAGTCGATGCCTTCCGCGACAACGATGTAGCAGTTGGGCCCGAACGCATCGAACTTGCCGCGCAGGTCTTGGTCGGCGTTCTTGAGCCGGTCACCGAAGCCGGTCTTTGAGTAAATCTCCCAGTAGCAGATCAGATCGTTGCTCAGGCCCAGCTTCTTCTTGTACTCAAAGCCGCGCTCGTTGTTGTCGGCGCGGGACGAGTAGCTCTCCATGTGCCCCTTCAGGGCGTCACGGGACAGCCCAAACTTGGCCGCCACCTCATCGACCGGCTGCACGCGCTTGCGGGCGGCCCAGCGGATGTCCTCAAACTCGTCCGCGTCCGGATCCCAGACGAGGTTGTCGATGGTGTCGTAGAAGCTCCCGGCCATCTTCAGCTGCGAGCCTGGCGGGGAGTAAAGCTCATGCCACCACACCCCGGCACCCTTAATGAACGCTTCCTCCACCACCTTGCGGGAGTGGCGCTTCAGGTCCAGTTCGTTGGGGGTGTAGTTGAGGTAGTCTTCCAGAAGCCGGGAGACGAGCTTCCGCCTCTCCAGCATCATCTGCTGCTGCTGCAAGCCCTGCTGGTACATCTGCAGGCCGGGGTCCGGCATCATCACTGGCTGGCCATCGGGGCCGATGATGGGCTGGCCGTCCGGCCCCATGGCAGGGATGGGGGGCTGGGGCTGGATGCCAAGGAGTGCTGGCCCGATGATCGGGTACTCCTTTGGGGTGACGGCCCGGTTGGGGTTGCGGTGGTGAATGACGGCCGTAAACAGACGCACCGCCTCCCAAACACGGTTGACCTGCATCCGGAAGGCCGGCGGGGTCATGCCCTTGTTGTAGCCGCGTTCCCCGCGCGCGTACCCGTCCTTCCACATGAAGTCCGGGTCGCCCGCGAAGAAGTTCATCGCCTCATCGGCGTCCTCGCTGAAAGGGCGCTTGTGCTTGGTGGCCTGCTTGATGCACTCAAGCCAGCGGGTGACGATAGGGCGAAGCGGCTTGTCCATGGAGACTCCTATAGGTCAGTGTCCTCACTTGGCCTTTCGGGCCTCCAAGTCAGCCACTTTCCGCTCCAAGAGCGCCACTTTCTCCGCGAGAATCGCGTTCTTCTGGGGCTTGTGTTCCCAGAATCCGTACTCTTTCCAGGCCGGGAATTCGTTCACCCCGGGGTCGGTGGTGTGGTGGACGCTGTGCTTCTCGTTCCCGCCGTAGCCTGGGGCAATGGCCCAGAGCGTGAGCGTGCGGGACGAGGCCCGCGTCACCATGGCCGGCACAGCCTCGGCGCCCTCATGGGCACGGAACAGCACCCAATCCCCAACTTCCGCAGACGGCATTACGTAATCGCTCATTGTCTTCGACTCCCCATTGGACCCAGGACGATGCAGGAGTCTTCGGACCCCTGCTGACGGCGGCGCTTGTCCGCCAGATACTTAACCCACCACGGATCCGGCCCGTAGGTTTTGGGCGGTGCGTGGTACTTCGGTTCATAGGCACAGAGATACTCCACCGACTGGATGGCATGGACCTCACCCCGGCTCTGGGGTTCGTCGGTGACATAGACCTGACCATTGACGGTGGTTGTCTTTTTGCGGTAGCGGCGAATCTCGCGCATGAGATTCGGGCACGCCCCCTCCAGGAACTTGAGCTTGGTGGTTCCATCTCCACGGATATGAAGCATCTGCCGGACGAGGGCCGTGCGGGCCGGGATGTCATCCGAGCCGGGTATGAACCCGAACCCGCTCATCTGGGCCTTGATGTTCTTCTTGCGAAGCTCTTCCGAATACAGTTCATGCGGCAACCGGCCCGAGCCGAGATCGCGCAGCATGCCGCCGTGCATGTCGATGATGAACGTGCGGAATGCTTGCCCATCCGCCTTCTGGGCAAACTGCTCGCCAAAGATCAGCGCATTGGCCTGCCGGATGTACAGTTCGTCGTAGATCAGCAGGAACTTTTCGTCCGGGGGAACCGCGCCGAATACGCACGCGAGGACTGTATGGCCAGGGTCAATCGCCACGTACCGCGTCCATTCAGCGGGCACCACGCCACCGGGTAGATCCTCGCGCCGCAGTACATGCACCGCAGGATTGAAGGACGGGTACATGAGCGTTGATTCGGTAGTGAACTCGCCCTCCGCCCGCATGCGAAGCTCGTCCATTCCCAAGGCCGACCAGCGTTCGATGTTTTTCTTTTTCTCTTCCTGGTCGATGTGGGCGTTATCCAAGAACCGCAGCGTGAACTTCTTAATGATCGGATTTGTCTGCCCCTCTTCCTCCGCCTTGTCCGCACGTTCACACAGCCCCAGCAGCGCATCGTTCTTGCTGTGCGGCATGGCCGACCAGACGAACCGCCCCTTGCGGTCGGCAAGACGAGCCTGCATCTCGCCAACCCACCTTTCATTATTAATATCCTCATCAATGTGAACTAAGTCTGCCTGAAAGCCCTGCGGCGGCTCACCCTCTGACGAGAAGCAGTTGATCGTCCAGCCATTTGTTAGCTCCGCCTTGTTCAGGTAGCCGGCGTTCTTCAGCACCCAACTCATCTCTTTGATCATTCGCGGCGGGATGAGCGGTGGCGCCGGTTTGGCTTTGGTGGGATCGTCCACTCCTGGCTTGAAGGCCCTCCACTGGCCGGTCTGCTCGTCCTTGATCATCTTGAACGCGCCCGCGCGGAACAGCATCGGCACCACCACCAGGCCGATGTGGGGCCAGTTCCGGCCGATGATCACAAGGTTCCCGCCCTCTTTCGGATACTTCCCGTACGGGTCTTGTCCGGTGGCCGCGCGAGCGTCCTCTATGAAACTTGCTGCGCTCTTGCCGCTTCGGTTGCCACCGATCAGCAGGCGCTCGCTCGCCATGCACTTGTGGAACTCCTCCTGCTTTTCCATGGGGACATAGAGACGCAGGGCTTCGATCCGGCGTTCCGCCAGTTCGATCTGCACATCGCGCAGCTGGTTGAGAGCGTGCTGCGTGATGCCTTGGACCGCCGGCTCGTCAGGCGTCGGAGGCGGCGGGATCGGCGGGTGCTTGCGCATATTCTCCGCAGTAGTCAGTCGGCTCGGTCGATGGCTGGGAGTCGCTCTCCTCCGTCACTTGTGGAGGGTAGCGGTGGCACCGACCGTTGTAGCTCGTCAGGCGCTCCCACCACCGGCATGTTTTGCACTCCATCTTGCATCTCCTTTACGCGAGCCAGGCCCAGTTCTTGCCAACATGGATCATCGAAACAGACTCTGGCGTCACCCCAAACCAGCGAGCTAAAAACGTGCATGATCCGACACGCTTGCCACGCACAGGAGGATGGAGCCGCAAGAATGCCTTAACCAGCCGGGCCTGCCCCTCGGTCAACTTAGAGGTGTTGGTGCGTTCGCCACGCACTGAACGACCTTTGGCGGCCTTGTCGGCCATGTTGTCGGCCGTTGTCCCTAGGAACAGGTGGCCTGGATTCACGCACAGCTTGTTATCGCAGCGGTGGCATACGCAAAGCCCGTCTGCAATCGGGCCGACAAACGCAGCATAGGACACCCGGTGCGCATATCGCGTCCGCCCGCCAACGGTAAACGCACCGTAGCCAGAACTAGAGCGACACCCGCTCCATTCCCAGCACCCTGCGTCCGTGATGGAGACGCGATCCTTTATCCGCTCTTGGACGCTTTTCTTCATATACCATCTCCAGACTGTTTGACCGGCAGCAGCGGAGCGGCGTCCACAACATCTACAGTCCTCAGACTCATCGCAGCCTCCAGCACCTTGCGCCGCAACTCAGACTCCAACTCTTCCTCTGTCATTAGCTCTAGCGGCTTTTTCGCACCGCCAAGCGCCGTGTTGGCGGAAGTCAGCCGAACTATTGTTTCCAGCATCTTTGTCCTAAAAGCACCACCCGAAGGCGCGTCGAAGAACTGCTTGAGGTACACGTTTGCGAACCCCCGAACGCCGCCGAAGTATTCCATCAGAACTTCCAAGAGTTCCGATGAGTGCGGGATGTTCGCGCCGCCGATGCGGGCGGATGCGACGAACAGATCGACCGCGCCCTTCTCAATCTCCGCAAGTTTCTTGTTGGTCTTCTTCTTGCGGGCCTTCTTCTCATGGGAATTGCGGCACTTGCGACACCGCGCGTGAAACCCATCCTTCGACTTGTGCCAGTTGGCGGCGGTCAACTCATAGGAGTTCCCGCACTGGATGCACGCTTTATAGTCTGACATGCCACACGTTGCCGTTGACCTCCGGGGTGTACCCAGAGTCAGCGACAGCCTTGCGCACTCCTTCAAACAGGAGGTAGTCATGCCCTGCCAAGATGTGCTTGGCCTTGGGCTTCCACGCCGCGATGTCGGCCATCACCGAGTGGTAGTCATGCTCCGCGTCGATGTAGACGATGTCGGCTGCGCCATCCTCAATCTCCTTGGCGACCTCCGGAGAGCGGCCGACCTTCCAGGCAATGGGATGGTTGGCGGTGTTGCGGCGGAACACCTCCAGCGGAGTGCCGCGAGAGCCGTCGTACGCGGAAGTGCCTTCGTCGTTCTTGTTGCCCTCCCACGTATCCACGCACTTCACCAGCTGGGCGCCGGCGTTGCACATCTCAATGGCGCTCCTGCCGGCCCATGAGCCTACTTCCAGAACCACAGGCGCGCGGCCGTGCTGCTGGATGAAGGACTGGATGAGGGAGTGAATCGCCTTCACATCGCGATCTGGGAGGCCCATGCCCATGTCATCAAAGACAGAGACTGAGGTCTGACGGGTGCGGATGTAGTTCTCCAGCAAGCCAGACGGGCGTACGCTCATCACCTTGACGCCGCCGTCATAGTTCGCCTGCCAGCACTGCTTCAGCTTGGAACTGACATCGATGGCTTGGATGACCTGCGGCTTGCCGACGCACTTGGGCTTCCAGTGACCGGCCCACGCATCCCAGTTGCAGAACACCGGGTTGTAGCCCAGCTTCTGCGTGCCTGCGAGGGACAGGTCGCGAGTCATCGTCACATCCTCAGTCGAAGCCTTCTCCGACTGATACTTGTCCGGGTACTCATAG